ATAAATGTTCTTTTCATGGTGTAGTTCGTTCTGTAAATAGTGAATTGCTTTTTCTAAGTCATGTATCTTGCTATCTTTATGACCTGCTCTGCAGATATATTTAATAGCATTACCGAGGTGGAAATTTAATCCTTGGTCTCTAATAAAATCCCAAACATCGATAGATCCTCGTTGATAATAGGGTGGTCCTTTGGCCATTCTTTTAATAAGTTTTTTATGGAGTTAGCCATTACAAAGTTTTGATGTTGTAAGGCGACAAAGATAGTGGTGAAATCTTTCATATCGTAATCACCACTATTTAGTTTTAATTCAAGTTGCCGTAACTTTAGATCTTGCTCCAGAGTTAATTTTGTAATCGGAGGCGGGGGACCAGAGTTTCGGTTGCTTTTTGTTGAAGTCATAATCATCAGCGGTTAGAATTCTAGCGAGTCTTGCATTAACTAATGCATCATCTTCAGTCAAGCCTTTTTCTTTAAAAGTTTCTAG